GATGATGGTTGTATACATGTGCATAACAGAAATGTGCTGAACCAGATAACGCCATCATAGTTCTTGATATTACGAATCCAAATCCTTTAGTATGAGATAACTCATGACCATAGATGATTCCGATTCCAATAAAGATACCAGAAGATAGTGTTGCACCGATTAAGTTAAGACCTGTTATGCCTTCGTGCATGACTAATAGACCAGGTATGATTGACATTACGACTTCGCCTTCCATTCCACCTAGTGACATGTATGTAGATACTCTCCACGCCATGACTAATTGAAACAGTACAAAGATTGGTAACATGAAGTACATAGTTAAGTTTTGGAAACTTGCCCAACCCAAACTATCTCCATTTTCATCATATCCTACGCCTGATGTTTCGAATTTAGTAGCAATATCGACAAGTAAACCTACGAATAGTAAAACTACTCCTAGCCATGCCATTATGCCACCAATTAAGACACCTGCACCAGCAACTATGATTAACACAGGTGCTAACAGATATCTAAGGTTTAATAAAATATTTCCCATTTCGTATTTCCTCCCACGAAATAGTTATGCCACTCACAGCCTTGTGAATGACTTTTCCATGTGTTAGTCATGTGACATAAGGAACACTTTCAATTTGGAATGAAAGTGAGGGATGTCTATTCCAACACATATCTGATTATATTTATAAAGAAAAAAAACCTAGTAATTAACTTTTGTTCATCTTTTGTCTAGATTAGTATTTGTTAATATACTTATAATTCCTTATAAAATATAACTTCATGATGCTAGACTAACAGGTTAAAACACCTTTTGTCAAGGGTTTGTCTAGATTATTTTTGATTATTCAATAAAAAGGGGTTCCGAAGAACCCCAATTCATTTGTTGAAAGAAACAATCTTACATTAAGTTTGTTACTTTTACGCGTCTGTAGTACTTGTTAGTATTTGCAGTAATACTTGTATTTTCTGCAGTACCAGCTGAAATCACTCCTGTGTGGAATGGGTTAGCAGCTATACCATAACGAGTTTTAAATCCAATTTTTGGTTGGAAAGTGTTCTCGCCTACCGCACGAACCATTTGTAGTGGAACATATGGGCAGTAGAAGACACCAGCATCGTAAGGTGAAGTACCTTTATAGCCTACAACATAGTATTGAGCAGCAGCGACATTAGCAGCATATGGGTCAACATATACTTTGAATCTGCCGTTCATAACACCAGCGAATGTAGCAGATGTGTCATCAACATTTAAGTTATTGTTTAGAGCAGGTGTATAATCTAATACTCCAGCCATTTGAAGAGCCGAAGCTACATCAGCAGAACAGATGATTATATTACCTTTTCCTCTACGAGTTTGTTGTCCGACAGCGTTAGCATCTCTTTCCAGAGCGAACATTAAACCTTTAAATTTCTCAACAGACCAACGACCATTTGAATCTGTGTCTAAATCAAAGATTCCAGCAGTTGTTGTGTTTACTTGAGCACCCTTAACAGCTGAAACATAAATGCTTCTAACTACTTCACGGTTAATCTCAGCAAGAATTTCACCAGACAAGATATTTGCTAGTTCTGTTTCTGCATCTAGACCATGAATTGCTTTTAAGTCTTGCGCAAGTTCCATTGTGTACTCAGCTTTTAAAGCTCTTGTCACAGCGGTTACTGTTGTTTTTTCAATACTGAAAGCCATTTCAGCGAAAGCATTAGATGTTGTATCACCTAGTTGCTCACCTTGTGCCAATGTCATACCTGTTGGTGATGTATATTGACCAGCTGATGGGCTGTCGTTTAAAGCAGATGGGTTTGTACCAGTTTGGTCACCAACACCTAAGTCGCCTGCACCGTCATCATTAGAGAAACCAGAATCAGCTTCATCTCCTAACGCTTCTGCACCGTCCATAGAAGCAAATCTTGCTCTCATAGCAAAGATTAAACCTGTTGGGCCTGTCATTGGTTGTACACCACAAATATCATATGCAATTAAGTTAGGCATAGAGCGTCTAACTAAAGATATTAATATTGGGTCCCAGTTCTCAACATCAGCACCTGTGCTGTTTGTTGGAGCTGCTTCTTTTAAGAAACTTCTATCTTCTTTGATAGCTTTTTCTTGGTTTTCAAGAATTACAGTAGTTACTGCCCTTTTATACGAATCCTCAATCTTTGGCAAATCGGGATGTGCAAGGACTGGCGACCACTTTTCTTGTAGATTTTCTGTTTGAAACATTGTTATTATCTCCTATATTTCTACTATTTATATTATTACTTAGTTGCACCCTTAACAGCAGTTCCGATTGCTTTACTATAAGCAGCCATCGAATCTGTTATGTCAATGTCCTGTGCAGGGCCAGTTTCTACATTATCAATATTTTCGGTTGTTTCCTTTTTAACTTTAGGGAAATAACTTTCTTTTAAAGTATCAAGTTTACCTTTGAAGTCTTCTTCGTTTCCGAAGTCAACATCTTCAGTAAGACCTTTGAACTTTTCAATTTCGGTATCAGCTAAATCAGAAGACATCTCTGAAATAACTTTATTACGAGTTAGTTCATCATTAGACTTTTTAAATTCTATTGATTCATCTAAAGTCTTATTGACTTTTTCTTCTAACTCAGCAATTTTGTCTGATTGTGCTTGTAGTACATCATATTTATCATCAGGGATGTCAACATAATGGTCTTCAAACAACTGTTTCAAACCAGCAATAAAGTCTTCAGCGATTTCTCCTTTCAGACCTCTTTCTACTGCTAATTCGTTTTCTTTCATCCATTCTTCTACAACATAGTTCATGTATGTATCTACTTTTTCTGTAAGTTCAGCTTTGTTAGATTTAATACCTTCTGCTATTTCGTTGTCATAGTTTTCTTGAAGTCTTGTGACTTCATCACGAACTTTAGATTTAACTGCAGATTCGAAAACAGTAGCTGCTTTCTTTTTAAACTCATCTGACAAGTCACCTTCTCCACTCATAAGAGCTTCAACATGTTCTTGTACATCTATAGATTTAATTCTTTGTTCTACAGCTTCTTTTTGAAGTGCTTCTTTTTCTTTATCTTCTTCTGTTTGTTCATGTGACATTTCTTTTGCCATCATTTCTTTCATTTTGTTGTAAGTAGCTTTGACCATTTCAACAGGCATGTCTTTCATTTCTGTTTCCATGTCTTTCATTGCTTTAATCATTTCCATTTTATCCATTTCTTTGACTTCTTCTTTTTCAGCAATTATTTCTTGTCCGTCTTCTACTTCAACAGTATCTCCAGCCGCTAAAGGTTTAGCAACTTTCTTTTCGCCGTCATTTGGTGTATAATCACCAGATTCTGGTTTCAGTTCTTTTTTCTGAGCAGCATCGCCTTTTTTCTCAGCTGCTTTTTTACCAGCTGCTGTACCTGGGCCAGACTTATCAGAAGGGTGTGTTACTGCAGGACCCATATCTTGTACTTCGCCCCCAGGTGTCACACTTGAAGCATCAGAAGCTTTTAAATTAGGTTCAGCGGGAGCTGCACCTTTCTTAGGAGCATCCGCTTGTTCTTCAAGCTCACTAAGGACTTCTGCCTCTAATTCTTCAATAGTTTTTTCGATTTCGCTCATTGGATATCTCCTAGTTAAATCTATTGTTATTAATTAATATCTTTTTCGTTATATTAACACTTATTTATACATTATAACAATTTGAGGAATTTAGCAAACTCCAAATTTTGTTCTAACGCTTGTTTTTTCCGAATTCTAGAATTGATTCTTTCTTTCGCTTCTACTAATTCAGATTCTACAAGTGCTCCATGATTCCATACCCACTCTTTACCTTCCATGATACCTTCTACGAAAGCACTAGGAGCCGATGGGTCGGAAACGATATCAGCAGCTGTAGCCAAATAAAAATCATTTCTCACATAATTACTACCATCTTTCTTTTGTTCTAAACTTCCCATTCCTCTTGAAGAAACACCAAGTTTAGCTCCCTCATCCATAAGGGTCTTAACGATTTCACCCATAGGTGTTGCAAGTATTTTAGCTTCTCCTATAAAGTTTTTACCGTCAGGGTAAAGTGCAGTTATCATGTGAGAAGCTCTTTCTAAATTAATTGTTGGACCTTCTGGGTGTCCTAATTCACCGTATGCACGCTTCTCGTTGATGAATTCTTTATTGTATCTTTTAACTTCTTTGTCAAGTATTTCCATAGGATATACACGGCCGTTCTTATTTTTGATATCAGCCTGCATAAAGATACCTTTAATTTTATATTCTTTCTTTCCGTTTTCTTTTTCTTCAGTAATGTACTCTACATCACTTACAAATTCTTCGGATATTAATTTTACTTTATTACTCATGATTCCCTCTATGCTGTGTAATTAGCATCCTTTTTAAATTCTAATATGACAAAACCAGATGTTCCTCTTGTTTGTGCATTTATATCAGATGATGTTGCTGTTGTATTTGTAGCACTTCCTAAAATCAAACCTGCAGAACCATCATAGTGGCCACTTCCAGCAAGTTGTAATGCAACCACATTAGCAGATGAACCAATAAATTTAATGATACAATCACCTGTATTTGCAGCGGCAGTTCCTTGTGTTAATCCCCACCATGCTCTAGATAAATCTAATTTTGCTCCATTTGCAAAACCACTTAAACCATGTGCATCAAGAATTAAGTTATCCGCAGTATCATTGTCAAATATTGCTTTAACTGTGACAGTTCCACCAGCTCCAGCAGCATTTACTATTGTATCTCTTAATGTTGTTGTTACGAATGACATTAATTAAACTCCTATTAAATCGACAGTACTTCTTTTTCAAAGTACGAAATTAAGTCCTTTTCACGAACTCTATTTTTTTTACTTATATCTTTAATTGTTTTTTCAAAAGTATTTAGGAAATTGCTAGGTTTAGCATCCATAACTTTGAATACACCATCCACGGCAGATTTCATCTTAGGGGATAATTTCTTATACTCCCTAGATTTCTTATGTTCATCTTTCTCTAAAAAAGGTTTATAGAAAGAATTAAACTTTATCGCCATCTCCCTCATCCTGTGTGACTGTAGACTTAACAAATGTATTTGCTACTTCTTTTCTTTTTGTTTCTAGTGCATCTCCTACTTTTGAAGCAATTGTATCTTTGAAAGATTTCTCAGCACCTAAGTTATCACCATCGGATAAAGCATCTATTATATCTTTAGTTTCCGCCATTTTCATCTCCTTTATTGTTTACACCATTAGAGCCTTCTAGGTCATCTGCTGGTATAAATGAACCTGTACCATCTTGTGGATATCTAGTGATACCATCACCACCAGTTGGCATATCAATACCACCATCTTCAACATCTGTTCCAGATTCTTTGTTAATTTGTGTTTGCATTTCATCTATTTCTGCATCTGTCATATTTAGTACATTTTTCTGTACCCATTCTTTACTATAGAATGTTCCGATATATGTTTCAATAGTTTGTAATGCATTTAATCTATCTTGCATTAATTCTGCTTTTTTCAATTCAGCAAAATGACCATCTTGTAAAAAGTTATACTGAATGTGTTCTTTCATTTTACTCCAATCTTCTAAGGTAACAATACCTTTTAGAATTAACTGAGCTTTTAACATATCAGTAAATAATGGTGTAAATCTTTTTCTTAGTCTTTGTACAAACTTAGTAAATTTTAATTCATCTCTAGTAATCTCACTAGCACGACCAAGACTGAAACCACTTTCAGCTTCCATTCTAGAAATAGGTACATTCAATGAACGATATAATTTGTTTTGGAAAT